ACCACTTATACAATTCATTCCAAGAATTTGCCTGTTCATCAATCATGAATGTGACATCAAACTCACTATAATCAATTTTTGTTCCTGCAATAGGAACGTTCACCAATGGTGTATTGAATTCGGTTGTTCCAATACTCACACCAGGCAAATTAGCTTCTTGACAGAAATACTGTACCGTTGGCAATCTATTGAAAGCCAATATAAACTTTGACGGTTGGAGAAAGTTGGTATTGAGTGGAGTTCTGTTTAATGCTGTCATACAGGTATTTAGGCACCAAAAAAAAGGAGACCGAAGTCTCCTTTTTAAGTACCACTCTTATCGGTGGCTTCCCATCCCGTTGGGATTACATCAAGTTTTTAACAGCAAACAAACGATAGTAAACGTTAGTTTGTGAGTCTAAACGACCATTACCAACTGCCAAACCTTCTGCAAATGGGTTTGCAACCATGCCGTAACGAGTCTTAAATCCAATTTTTGGTTGGAATGTGAACTGGTCAACTGCACGAACCATTTGTAGAGGAACGTATGGACAGTAGAATAAACCTGCATCATAAGGTGATGAACCTTTGTAACCGATTGTAACCAACTCTTGGTTAGTTGTGTAACCGCCATAATATGGATCGATGTACACTTTGATACGACCGTGCAACATACCAGCAAATGTATTGCCTGTATCATCAACTTGCAAGTCAGCTTGTAGAGCTGGTGTGTATGATAGAACACCTGCCATAGCCATTGCGGAAGCTACGTCAGAAGAAACAATCAACACATTACCTTTACCTCTACGAGTTTGTTTTGCAATAACGTTAGCATCACGTTCGATTTGGAAAATCAAACCTTTGAAACGTTCAACAGACCAACGACCGTTAGAGTCAGTATCTAAGTCGAAATAACCAGCAGTTGTTGTACCGTATTGAGCACCAATCTTTGCAGATGTGTAAATTGTACGGATAACTTCACGGTTAATTTCAGAAAGAATCTCAGTAGATAGAATGTTAGACAATTCTGTCTCAGCATCCAAACCGTGGATTGCTTTCAAGTCTTGTGCTAGTTCTAGTGAGTATTCAGCTTTCAATGCTCTTGATTGTGCAGTAACAGTAACTTTCTCGATAGAGAATGCCATTTGTTGGAATGCAGCGTTAGCATCAGAACCCAAATATTCAGCAACGCTTGTTGGCATGCCGATACCAGATGTAACGTTGTTAGCTAATGCAACAGCAGTTTGTGTATTTGCTGTAGTATCAGTTGCTGTGTTACCAACGAAACCGTATGGGTTAGCAATAGAAGAAACACCAGAGAAAATTGTGTTTGCTTCGTTATAGAATGCTTCAGAACCTTGTTGGCCTGAATAACGAGCACGCATTGCAAAGATTAGACCTGTAGGTCCAGTCATAGGTTGAACACCTGCAACGTCATAAGCAATCAAGTTAGGTAGTGAACGGCGAACCAAACTGATTAAGATTGGATCGAAATTGCTGATACCAGAACCTGTAACGTTAGTTGGACCAGGATCAGATGCAGTCTCGTTCAATGCCATGCGGTCTTGACGCATTGCTTGTGCTTGGTTCTCCAATACTAAAGCTGTAACGCTTCTTTTGTATGGATCTTTAATAGCTTCTAATTCTGGGTGTTCCAGAATAGGTTGCCATTTCTTTTGTAGTTCTTCTGTCATAAACATGTGGATAACTCCTTAATTGAAACTTTTATTTATTATTTTTTGTTATTCTTATTTTTTATTAAGAATACCAACGACTTGTTCCATCAAAGGATCTGCGGACTTAACAGTCTTCGTATCTTCTTCGATGTGGACTTCATCATCTAAAGCAGAATTGTCTGCAACCTTAACGTCAACTTTGAAGTATGATTCTTTTAGAGTTGACAACTTGTCTGCAAATTCTTCTTCAGTAGTAAATTCCACACCCTCTGCGAGTGATTTTAATTTTTCTACTTGAGTTTGCGTTAGGCCTTCACACGCTGTGTAGATTGCCTCAATTTTTCTTTGTTCGTTTAATGCCTTAGACAAGTCAATGTTTGTATTGATTTGTTCGTTTAGTTGTTCTTCTAATTCAGCAACTTTATCTGCCATCTCAGAAACGATATCAACCTTGTCTTCAGGAATATCAATGTAGTGTTCGATGAATAGGTTACGTAAACCACCAATGAATTCTTCTGCAATTTCAGCACGTAGGCCTGTATCAATTGCTAATTCATTTTCTTTCATGTATTCTTCTGCGATGTAGTTTAGATAGTCATCAACTTTAGATGCCAAATCTTCTTTAACTTGTTCTACAGCAGTTTCAAATTGCTCAACTAAATTAGATTCAATTTGTTCTGCAATTTGTTCAATGCGTGAGTGAACAGCAGCTTCAAAAATTGTAGTTGCTTTTTGTGCAAATTCTTCTGATAGATTTTCACCAGCTAACAAAGCACGAATGTCATCGGACATATCAAATGATTCATTGTGTCCCATAGACTGAGAACCAGCTGTGTGTGAACCATCATAGTGTTGGAATGTAGCACCTTTGTTCATACCAAATGTATTTTTTGGTAATGTTTCTGCTTGACGGTCACGAATTTTTTCGTATTGGTTACCGTTCAATTGGTCAGGATGCATAACATCTTTACGACCCATTGTTTCTTGTGGTTGACCTTGTGGTCTAGAAGCGCCAACGCCTGCTTTTTCTGAACCTACTGGAGGTGTTGCACCTGGTGGCACAGCAGATGGAGTACCTTTTAGGTAATCTGGTAGCTCGTCATCCATTTTTTGTGGATTGTGACCAATGATACCTGCGTCATGTTGACCATATGCAGTTGATGCTGGTAATCTATCATCACCGACTTCACCTTTTGGATGATGGTCTTGACCACGTTGACCTCTCTTAGCAGCAATGTTAGCATCAAAAGTTTCTTTAGAACCTTCTAAGATTGCACTAGCGGCTTCAGACAGTTTGAATTTTTTTGTTGTCATCTAAAAATCTCCTTGATTTTATATTTGGTATTTATTGATTATAGTTTTTTCATGAAGTTTTCAAATATGCGAAGACTTACTGCCTCGATTTCCGCACGTGTAGCAGTTTTGATTTCTCTAATTGCTTGTGCATGTTCTACTTCAGTCCAAACACCATTTACCAACATCCATTCTTTTCCTTCCATAATGCCTTGAACAAAAGCTCCAGGCGCAGAAGGGTCTGCTACAATATCCGCCGCTGTGGCCAGATAAAAGTCGGGCTGTACAACATTAACACCGTTAACATTTTTTAGTGAGCCCATACCCCTTGAAGAAACACCTAACTGTGCACCGCCTTCAATCAACTGGCGGGCAATGTTACCCATTGGTGTTTCTAATATTTTTGCTTTACCAATCCATTGTGTACCATCTTCACGCAATCCAACAATCATGTGTGAAACACGGTCTAGATTAATAGTAGGAGAATCAGGATGTCCTAATTCACCAAACGCACGGTTTTTATTTATGTATTCTTCTGTATAACGATGAACTTCTTTCTTCATCGTGTTGTATTCGTATAAACGGCCGTTCTTGTTTTTCTTTTCAGCAACCAAAAATGGACCTTCAATAAACAAAGCTTTCTTTCCGTCTTTGTCTTCTGTTAGGTAATTAACCGTTTCGTAGATTTCTTTGATTAATTTCATGGCGTTACTTTGTAAGCTCCGTAGTTGAATGCTGCAGGATCATTGAACTGGCCACGTTGATACATTGCATTGTCTTTACGCAACTCAATGAATAATGTATAAGCACAGTTAGCACTTAATCCAAAAGTTTGTACTCCAATGTCGCCTGTTTTTCCAGGTGCATTATTGTAAATAGAAACCATACCTTGGTCTTCAGAATATTGACCACACAAATCCATGTTCATGATTGGTGTATTATTTCCTGTAGAACTGTACCAAAACAATTCAACATATCCTTTTTGTTGTGATGCAATATTATAACCAATTCTAGAAATTGATAAACCATAGTATGGTAATGGTGTGTTACTTAAACTTAATGCAGTATACAATGGTGCACCGTTAGCATCTAACGCACCATACAATGTGTTAGCTTGAATTCTAAAGTTATTAGATTCTTGTCCTGTACCATCAAAATTTGCAGTTAGTTTGATAACTGTTTTTTGAGTGGTATCTTTTAAGATTTCGTATGTATAAATGTTTGCCATGTTTGTTCCTAATATTACGGTGTAAGTTTGTACGAACCGTAGTTAAATGCTGCTGGATCTTGGAACTGGCCACGAGCATACATTGCGTTGTTTTTACGTAGAGTAACAATTAATGTATATGCGGAATTTGGTGTTGCGCCTGTTGTCATTATTCCTATGTCACCATTTCCACCAATTGCATTGTTTAGAATAGAAGGTAACTGTTCGCCTAATCCAAATTCGCCTTGCAAATTCAAATGGAAAATTGTCGATGAATTGGCATATTGTGCATTAAAGTTTGCTCCGCCACCATTCCAGTATATCTCTACACCACCAACATTTGATGTTGGAAAATTAACGTAGTATTTTAATCCAGTTAATTGTAAATCATAATAAGATAAAGCAGTATTACTCAAACTTTGTGAAGAATGTAATTGAGCGCCATTTGCATCTAAAGCAAAAGAAAGTGTATTGGCCTGAATACGAGAACCATTGGCTTCTTGGCCAGAGCCATCAAACGCTGCTGTAATTTTAATAACAGAATCCGTTTGAGTATCTCTTAAAACTTGATATGTAAATTTATTTGCCATGGTTCTTTATTTCAATAGTATTAAGTATTTATAACTAATTAATAAGCTTCTTTCTTCATCATTTTCTTCTTCATCATTTTGTGTTTCATTTCATCTTCTTCTTCTTCATTCATACCATATTCAAATTCTTCAAATTTTCCACCTTTTGCTTTTAATTTACTATGAGCTTTTTGTAGGTGAGCTACTTTCTTTTGTTTTTCCGCTGGACTCATAAAAGGTGCATTTTGTTTGAATTTAGATACACCTTTGTGTAAGTAAGAATTCAATGAATCTTTGGACAATTCATCCAATTGTTCTTCATCCAATTCTTCTACTTCTTCATGCATACCGTGCTTTGGTTTTTCTTCTTCTTTTTTCATGTGATGAGTTTCATCTTCCTTTTTCATCATCTTGTGTTTCATTTCTTTTTCTTCTTGTGTTACCAAGCCTTGAGCAATCTCTTGTTTCTTAGCTTCAATGTGTGCAGTAACACGGTCATGAATAGCAGAATATAATGCTGCTCTAAAATTAACAGCATCA